CCTGTAAGCCTTTCGCTTACTAGCTGAATCTTGTAGTTACGTCTAGAAGCAGATTCACCAGACTTAATCTTTGCTAGGACATCAGCCACACGACTAGCTGTAACCTTGCCTAGTCGTGCTTGAAACCACTCTTCTGAACGCTGTTCCATTAGATAAAGTCCTCTGCTTTAGTATCTTTAACTCTGATAGTTGCAGAACCAGCACTAGCGTCTACAGCATCAGACTCAAGAATCTCAAGGGCTGTCACCCATAAATATCTGCGAATGTAAGTCTCAACCGCCCCCAAATTTTGCACCTCATGGCAACCTTTTAAAGCAGCAGTTGACATAGGGCTTGTAATGTAAACTTGTGAACCATCTGACATATCTGTAATAGTAAGTGTTGCAAGTTCTTTACCGTATGAAATAATGCCACACAATTCTAGCTCTGCAAATATCTTTTGAATGGCAGGAATAAAATCACCTAACTCAAAATATTTGTATCCAGCAAATTTATTCAGACCAGACTTTTTAAGTTCTGTGCTGTGTAACTTTAATCTTGCTTGCATTAACTTTTTATAAACTCCCATCTTATTCTCCCCTGTTACATAATTTAACGTCTCTAATACTTCCTTCTGGTGTTGCTCCATCATCACTTGGTCGTAATGCTGTCTTTGACTCATTTGCTATCTCCCATTTGTCGTTATCTTCTTTAAGCTCTTTTACAAGATCAGCAAGAATAACTGATATATGTTTTAAAGAATGTGCCATAAAAAATATCCCCAAAATATTACTAAAAACCACTTTACCACATAATAGAACTTTTGTGTAAACTTTTTTTGTAGCCTGTCATTAGTGATAATACGCATAAATCTATCTACCTTCATATCCACTCCTAAACTAGAACAGCCACTATACTCCTAGTCAATTTTTATGTCAACAAGTATTTTAATAGGGGGGTATTTATCCGACTTTTATATTAGTTGACTATAATTTTTATACATGTTAATATCGCTTTACGTTAAATAAAGGAGATAAAAATGACGTATCAAGAGGCTGTTTCATATTTTAAAACAAAGTACCAAATGGCAAAAGCATTAGGGTTAACAAGACAAGCTGTTCAGCATTGGTCTAAAAATTTAGATAAACCTATTCCAGAGTTGCGTGCATATCAGATAAAAGATATTATTGCAAATAAACAACAACCAGCTGTACAGGGAGAATAATATGAAGACAAGAGAAGCATTATTAGCGGCAAAATACGCATTAATTAAAGTTCATACTATTTTAGAATTAGCAGATGGACATCTTAACGATGGTGGTTTAGAACTTACAGAGGTAGAATTGTCAGCTATTTATGAGGCTATTCAAAATGGATTGGATGGGGAAAATGTATAAAATTAAAAACTGGGAAAAGTTTAATTTATACAATGTTTCTAATCCAAAATATCGTAAAGAAATGACTTGGTTTAAAATTTATGGTAGAGATGTTTTAAATAATTTAGATTGGTTTAAACTAACTTCTGATCAAAAGTCAACACTTTTTGAACTATGGTGTTTAGCTAGTCAAGATGAAGGTAAGTTACCTAATGTTGATATTATAGCATTTAGATTGCGTAAAGATAAAGACTATGTAATCAATGCTTTAGAAACTTTACAAGACTGGCTCTGCCCTTTGTCTACCGAAAGTCTAGACATTGTATGCCCATTGGATGCCCCAGATAAGATAAGAGAAGATAAGATAATATCTATTGTGCGATTTGAAGATTTTTGGAAAGAGTATCCAGCCAATAGAAAAGTAGGTAAAAAACCTTGTATGGAAAAATGGGGTAGCAAGGGTTTGGATAAAATTGCTGACAAGATTATTTACCATGTAAAAGAAATGAGTAAAACTAAATCATGGAAAGAAGGATTTAACCCCGCACCACTAACTTATATTAATCAAGAAAGATGGGAAGATGAATTGCAAAAAGTTAGGAATGTATGGGATGGTGCTAAATGAATATAGGTGACGCATTAGAAAAATTAACAGTCAATAAGGAAATTATAAATGAATATTATAAAGGTGAACATGCAAATGCAGAATTTCTTGTTAAGAGTACGGATGTTTTTACTGACTCGGTTGTTCGATATTTTAATTCTGAAATACACTCTGGCAAATCGTTGGGCTTCGTTAAAACGGAAGATGACTTTAAAATAAGACCTGCTGAACTAACTGTCTTGACAGGAGTGTCAGGGCATGGTAAGAGTATGTGGTTGTCTCAAATTATTTTATCTTTAATGAAACAAGATACTAAATGTCTGATTGCTTCTTTAGAAATGAGACCTGTATTAACTCTTGCTCGTATGGTGCAACAAACATTAAAATCATCAGAACCTACAGATGAGTTTATAATTAAGTTTTGTGATCGAGCTAAAGAAAAGTTATATCTTTATGACCAAACAGGCTCTACTACATCAGAAGATATGATTGCTACATTGTATTGGGGTAAGCATGTTCTAGGTGTAGAAGTGTTTGTGATTGATTCTCTTATGAAGATGTCAGATATTTCTGAAGACAATTATGAAAGACAAAAGCTTTTTATAGACAGACTTGCTACAACGTGTCGTGATTTAAACGTACATGTATTCTTGGTGGCACATACTCGTAAGATGGCAGATGAAAACGTAGTTCCAGATGCTACTCATATTTTAGGCAGCTCGCATATTCGCAATTTATGTGATAACATAATTTGTGTGTTCCGCAATAAGAAGAAAGAGTATGATATTGAAACAGGTGACAAGACAGCAGAAGATTTAAAAGGTATTCCAGATTGCGTAGTATATTTACAAAAGCAACGTAATTATCCTGTAGAAGGTAAGTGGAATTTTTGGTTTGATAAAAAAGGTTTAAGTTACAAGGAAAGACCATGACCATAAATGAATTTATAAAATATGTTCAAAAGTTGTATGGTGAAGATGCTACATACAAAGCAACATCTAAAGAAGGTGTAACTTTTAAATCTAAAGGATGGGATGAAAAATATGATTCGGTTCGTTTTGACGAAGTACAATTACGAAAACTTGATAACAAAAATCAAAGCTCTTGATTTAACTAAAAGGTGGCGTGTGAATATTAGTGAAGAAAAAGTTGTAAGGTCACTTGAACAGAATGAAAGGCTGTGGTCGCTATATGGGTCAATTGCTAATTACATTGGTGAAGATCCTAGCACAGTTCATGAGTTGTTAGGTTATAAGTTTCTTCGCTACCAAACAGAGATAGCTGGCAATCCTGTGGAGTTGGTTAAGTCAACAACAAAACTCACTACAAAAGAAATGACAGAGTATCAAGAAAATTGTGAACGTTGGGCTTCTACTCTTGGTTGGAGTTGGGAATTATGAGACAGCCAATTATCGATGGCATAGTTATATTTTGCATTGTATGGTTTATTGGTGGTGTTGCTAAACTCATTAAGTATTTTTATGAATTATCGTAGCAAGAAATTGTTAGAAGCGGTTCGTGAGTTTCCTTGTGCTATGTGTGGCAGACAAGACGGAACAGTTTGTGCAGGTCATTCTAATCAACAGCGTGATGGTAAAGGCACAGGCATCAAGGCTCATGATTATAGAATCGCTAGTCTTTGTTATCAATGTCATGATATGATAGACAACAACAAAGAGTTAGACAGAGCAGAAAGAATTGAAGCATGGGAGCAGGCTCATCGTAAAACTGTGGGTTGGTTATTTGATAGAGGGGTAATTAAAATTGGGTAAAGGTTCTGGAAGAAGACCATTGTTAATTTCTGAACAAGAAGCAGAAGACAACTGGAATAAAATATTTAAAAAAAATTACGAATACGAATTAAACAAGTCTACAGGTGAAGTAGAAAAACGTTTTATAGATGGCATATCTAAACCTAACGAAAGTCAATTTGATGGCGACAAGCCCAACGCAGTTAAGCCTTAAGAAGTTAAGAGCAGATGGATACCTTGTAGCTATTACAGAACGATGGAACGCTTTTGCAAAAATAAGGCAGGACATGTTTGGCTTTATAGATTTGCTTGCTATTAAAGATGGTGAGATACTTGCAGTTCAAACTACATCTGCTAGCAACATGTCAGCAAGGGCTCATAAGATTGCAGATAGTGAGTATGTAGGAACGGTTCGTAAGAGTGGTATGAAAATACATATTCATGGGTGGGTCAAGACTGGCAGGAAGTGGGAATGTAAAGTGATGGATGTATCATAAGGAAAAATATGGAAGCTAAAGTTAGAGAATATAATGTTAAAGGTCGTTTAGTTCATATAGAAAAAATGCGTAATTTAATTTTAGATGCGTTAGGTGATAAATCTTTAACCATTGCAGAGTTATCTGAAGAAATTGGTATGGAGCACAGAAAGATTCAATACATTGTATTAAACATGAAAAATTTAGGCATGTTAAATTCGACAGAACGTGAACAACAGGGACAAAAGAAAATATACAGATACTTTAAACCTAAAGTTAATTTATTACAAAACATATTTCACCCTATGCCAGACTTTAGCGACAGGATCAAAGGCATTTATATTCACACTGAAGAGGAAGCTAATGCACATAGATAGGCTTAAACAAATACTTGATGATTGGGCTAGATGGATGCACGCACCTAGCACTAAATTAGGTTATCCAAGCAAGTCATTGGGTATGATTAGCGGTGGTGAATCTACTAGCGATGCTTTTGAAGACATGGTTTCAGAGATGGATATAACCAATGTCAGAACAATTGATGCAATTATAAGCAGCCTGCCCAAACATCAAAAAGATGCAGTATACGCTAGATACTTAAAGACATCTAAATACGATGACTATGAATACCAATTAGGGCTTGCCTTTGACAACATGCTATCTATGGCTTCTAGGCGTATAGTCGCTTGACACAAGTATTTAGTTATGGTATAATTCGCCTGTTGGGATAGTCTCGCCCATACTCTCCGTAATACATTTAAGCCCTTGTAAATAAAGGGCTTTTTTTTGGATAAAATATGAAGAAACCAACAACAAAAAAAGGTAAGTTAGCTAAAGTAGCTAAAGTTATGGGTGAATTTAAACGTGGCAGTTTAAAATCTAGTTCAGGCAATATTGTAAAGAATAC